AGAACACGGCTACGATGCTAGCCTATGGCGAGTCGGTCATGGCTATCAAGGCGGGCATATCATTGGGCGATCTAAGCTCTGCGTCCGAGGAATGGTTTTCTTTGGATAACGACGTTAAGACTCTGCTTTGGAAAGCGCCTAGCAAGGGCGGTCCGTTTACTACAAAGGAGCGGGAGATTATTCATTCTACCGAATTCCGATTAGCTAATGGGGGTGGAGATGAACCAGAAGCCTAGAGCAGCTACCGCAGGCCTAAGCAATAAGACCTGTGAGTGCTGCCTTGCAAGAATCAAGAACCAGAAAGACTACTTGATATGCGACGACTGTGTCGCACTGAATAATTTTATTAACTCAAACTGGAAGAAATTAAATGGAATACGACAACACTAACACCGGCGTAAGCTTTAAGAACGACAAGAAAGCAGAGGATTGGCAGTACGACTTTAATGGAAGCCTAGACTTTGAAGGCATTCCCTTATTCTTAGACTCTAAATGGTACCCGCCCCAAAATGGCAAGAAGGGGTACTTCCGTCACAAGGTTAAGCGCAAGCAGCCTAAGCAAGACTCTGCGCCTTCTCCTGCACCTGTAGCGTCTACTGATCCTGTAGATGATCCGTTCTCGTCTGACGTTCCGTGGTAGGAGGCTCTGTGGCTATTCACTTTGGCAATGCTCTAATCGAGCTGCAAGAAAAGAAGAAGGTTTCGTCGGCTGAGTTAGCGACGAGGCTAGGGGTCCACAGGCAGCGCGTCCATTACTTACGCAATCAGGCCGATGTCAGGCTGAATGTTTGCGCTGAGGTCAGCGAGGCCCTGGGGGTTAATCTGAACACGTTTGTAAGGATGTGTAAGGTATGAAGCACCAGAGGATTTTCCAAGATCCTCAGAAGGCTATTACGGATGCTGCGTGGCTGACTCAAAGAGCAGAGGCAGACCACGCGCTCGTAATCACCAACCGGGGCTATGTAGTGATACCTACCGAAGAGCTTAAGGGCAACGAATTAATAGCGGAGATATTTAACTATGAGGCCGAGACAATACGCTGCTCACATTATGACTTTGACGACTAGAGAAGAGCGGCTAGAGGCTTTAGCCAAGGTGCCAGAGGAGTGCCGAGAGCTTACCAAAAAACATGTGGAGATAGCATATGAACGAAGAATTCTTCAACAAGCTAGCAAAGGTCTCAAAGGCTCACGCAGCGGCTGAGGCTGACAAGTGTCACCTCATGGAATACCGCAAGACGCTGAAGAGCCTGCTAATGATCGAGGCAGAGACAAGTGATGCTAAGATGCCTGTAGCAAAGCAGGAGCGGTACGCCTACGCTCACCCTAAGTACGTTGAGCTGCTTGAAGGCTTAAAGGTAGCAATTGAACGAGCTGTTAGATTCCGTCACCAGTTTACGGTGATGAATATGGAGTTCGAGGCAGAGCGATCTAAAAATGCTCGAGCAAGAGCAGAGGCAGGGCTAAGATGAAAGACTTACAAACTGTGTACAAGTATCCTGAAGACGTCAAAAGATTGGCTAAGCTTCATTCAGTCAACCGCAAGGTGTTTAGCATTAAGCTGCTAGAGAGTCGTCTGGAGTCAATGGACCCGGTAACCCAAAGGCGAGCCTGGAGAACAATAAACGCACTTAAGTTCGAGAGGTACTGGGATCATGTATGAATATGAATGCAAAATTGTCCGTGTCGTTGATGGAGATACTATCGATGTTGATATTGATCTTGGTTTTAATCATTGGATTCATGGTGAGCGTATCCGTCTTTTTGGCGTGGATTGCCCCGAGTGCCGTAGCAGAGACAAGGAAGAGAAAGCGGCAGGAATTGCAGCAAAGAAATTTGTCTCTAGATTCTTACAGCTCGGCGGGACTTACACTCTCAGCACCCAAGGCAAAGGAAAGTTCGGGCGATACCTAGGAATCATAAGTGATCCCGCAGGGTCGGTTAATAAGGCCCTAGTCAACGAGCACCTAGCAGTGGTTTACTACGGCCAGAACAAGGATGAAGTCGAGGCAGCTCACCTTAAGAACCGCTCGAGGTATAAGCGTGAAGATTAACATAGAGATGGACGAGAGCGAGGTTGATGAGTTTATGGATAAGCTCAGAGATCTAGACCGGCTACTGGCTGATCTAGAAGACCTCAAAACACTGGTCGCCGAGTTTATCAATGAAAGGTAGCACCCGGCGCTGTGCTCATTGCAGAAAGAAGGTTCCGGTGGACGAAGCTGTCATGGGTGGCATAAAGTCATTCTGTAGCTTCGAGCACCTAATAGAATTCACCAAGTCTAAGCCTGCCAAAGAGATCGCCAGAAAGGTTATTAAGCGAGACACAAAGGCTAAGCTAGACTCCCTCAAGACCGCCTCAGATTACATCAAAGAGGCTCAGGTCGCATTCAACTCCTACATCCGAGTCAGAGATAAGAACAAGCAGTGTATAAGCTGTGGATGCTTACCTGGTGATATGGTCCGTGGCGGTACATTCGACGCAGGGCATTACCGCAGCCGTGGTAGCGCAAGTCATTTACGATTTAACACAATGAATTGTTTCGGTCAGTGTAAAAAGTGTAATCGTTACCTATCAGGCAACATTGTTGAGTACCGCAAGCGATTAATTACCCATATCGGCGAAGACAGGCTCAATCAGCTCGAATGCGACAACACCCCTAGAAAGTTCACCATAGAATACTTAAGGCGCTTAAAACGCATATTTTCAGCCAAGGCTAGGCTATACGAGAGGAAGTTCAGATGAGCGAAGTAACAGAAGTCGAAATGATGGATTTTGAAGAGATAAACGATTGGCTAACTGAGCGCATGCAGAACATTGATCACGAAGACTTCCGGGCGATTGTCACGATGGCCGTGATGATCTCAACCACTCAAGACTTCTTTGATGAGAACCCCGACTGTTATGTGAGGCTAATAGACTTCTGGGAGTCTGACGAAATTGATCAGCTCCACTAGGCATAAAAAAACCCAGGGTTTGACGCCTGGGTTCAAATGGCTTTTATCGCAAGGCTGATTCAACAAGGGAGAACAATGAATCAACCTAGTGGCAATATACCACAACAACAAAAAGAAATAGCTAAAGCATAACTGATGAATTTACATTTTCGCTTGCAGAATCATTTCCGTAAGAGTAATCTGTAAAAGTTAAATGTCGGTGGGTTGTTAAGGCCCTAAATTCCGGCTAGATCATTACGGAGAAGTAAGTGTAGCAAGAAACCCGACAAGGGCTATTGTACACCATATGTTGTGTTCATCAACATATCTTTCTACCAGATTTGATCATAACCGTGCGGCAAAGCCAGACGTACTCTTGGCTCATGGTTAGCTGACCCTTTAAATCAGCCCCAGAAATGGGAGAGACGAGCGACCTAAAACTCCTGCGCTGACCCGCCCATGTCAACAGGAACCCGCAAACACACACACACACCAGGTCGTGAGTTAGGCATTGAAATAACGTCCAGTTAAGTCTGGCGGGGGAGCGGTTCACCATTGTGGATCGTCGTAATGAGTACCAGGTCTAGTGGCCTTCCTTTCGAGGAGCGTAAGAACACCTAATGCCGTAGGTGTGTTTGCGGGGGAAAATGGGCACTGCTGCCTGTAAATCCTAGTAACAAAAACGGAGAACAATATGACCAACAAAACTAGCGAGATAATAGAATCAATTAGAACCCCGGCAGGAGGGTTCACAAGGAAGGGCCTAGAGAGCATAGGCGTATCCTGGCCGCCAAAGAAAGGGTGGAAGCGAAAGCTGATTCAGGAGGACGCCTTAGCCACTAAGGAAGCGGAAACATCAATGTCGAATGTTATTGCATTCCCAGAGACGTTCAAATTCACGGCCCCAAAAGATAATGAATACCAGTTAGTAGAAGTTCATATGAAAACGTCTGACCTAAAAATGCTAAGGGATATCAGCATAGAAAAGATGAAACCCCTGGGAGAGATCATCGTCGAGCTAGCAAACAAGTACGGCTCAGATATAGAGAGATATATCCCACCTAACATGAGGGACTAGCAATGGACGACCTAAGCCAGAAACCCTGCCCATGCGGAGACATAGCCGGGGAAGTAATCAGATTTAATCACCGCTCTACAGACGACACCTATGTTATGTACCGGGACGGATGGCGCTGCCCTGAGTGCCAAGCCTTTGAGAAGGCGATTCTCAGAGAGCGCGTAATTGATACAAAGTGATGCCAATTAATGTAAACAGATCTGTTGACACTTGTCCTTGGTTAGAGCATTATAATCCCAACAGCAACGAAATAACCTTGGAGATACAACATGACTGATAAAGAAATTATAGAAATTCATTTAAACAACGGCGATTTAAACATTAAAAATCTCGCTGCAATTCACAACTCAGACGTTTCTACTGTCGCAGCAATCCTAGCGCATTATTACTGCAACAAGCCTTGGGCTGCTTCTCTCGAATTAAACCTCGAAGCTTAAATTAACTTGCCCCTTCGGGGGCATCAAGGAGAACATTATGCTAACAATAACTAACTTCGAGCATCGCGTTAACGTCATCCAGTGGCTCAAGACAGAAGGACTAGCTCACTACGAGCGTGAAGACCACATTGATTGGGACATCGTCTCTGAGGAAGACATCCAGGGCATGCTCGTTGATATGTTCTGCTACGCTGACTGCGGCGAGCACCTAGACTCTGCAATCTTTAACGAGATCTGCACAGCCACTCTCTCTGAGACGCTTCTTAAGCTAGCCTTCCGTGGAACCTTGCAAGACAGCACAGAGGCTCAAGCAATGCTGCACGACGCAATGTTCGACACTCTCAAGGCCTACGCTCAGAGCTGCATTGATCTTCACTACAATGGGAAGCTGCCACTATGAGCCTACTCCAAACCATCTGGTCCCTCACCGCATTTCTAGCCCTGTTCACTGCGTTGCTAGTAGCAGGTGCTACTGATCAAGATATAGAGAGCCACGAGACTGCTCTGTACTGTGAGATGGTAGCTATCCATAAGGCCGATCAGACTCTGGGTTGGCCTGACTACAAGCGCACATACAACGAGGTGTGCAAGTGATTAGCGCCATAGCCTGTATCGCTACTGCTATCTACTTCGAGGCTCGATCTGAGCCTTTAGATGGCCAGGTAGCGGTGGCTAACGTCATCATGAACAGGGTAGCATCCGACAAATTCCCGAACTCACCCTGCGAGGTGGTCAAGCAGGGCCGCACATGGATGGGCCACATGGTCCGAAATCAGTGCCATTTCAGCTATTACTGCGACGGTAGGCCTGAAGTAATACTAGACGAAGGGGCATACACACTAGCCCTTAGTATTGCGGTGAATTGGCCTAATCTCGTGGATATAACGAATGGAGCTACTTACTACCACCGAGACGACGTGCAGCCCTACTGGATCGAAAGTCTAAGCATTAGTCGTCAGATTGGCCGCCATCTTTTTTACAATCAGGCGCGATAAAGTGTCGCAAAGCGTCATATAAGGCGCATTAAAGTGCTTTGTGCGTCATATAAGTTTCATTACTGGAGAAATTGATGGACTACTCACCAGAGGACCTAATTATAGTTAGCTGTGAAAACGGACACGATCATCAAATGCATTCAGATGCAGTGCCAAGCGAAACTGCCTGCCCATTCTGTGGCGGCAAGTTACATGAAGTAGATAATGATTGAACTCAGACCACATCAAATTGACGCGATCAACCAGGTAAGAGCATCCCTCTCTGCGGGCAAGCGACCAATCCTAAGTGCACCCTGTGGATTCGGAAAGACGCTAGTGGCCTGTTGGATTCTCATGGAGGCAGCTAAGCGTGGCAAGCGTGGATTCTTTGTATGCGACCGCATTAAGCTCGTATCTCAGGCATGCACAGCCCTGGAGCAGCTAGGCGCTGACTTCTCTGTCATGCAGGGTCAGGACTACCGCTACAACCCCAACAGCCTTATACAAGTCTGCTCGGTCCAGACACTGATCCGAAAAAAGAATATCCCAGACTACTCGATCATGATAATTGACGAGGCGCACACCGTTTACCGTGCCCTTCAGGAACTCATGGATCGACGGAATATTGGCACCTACTACTTGGGGCTTAGCGCGACACCATTGAGCAAGGGATTAGGCAAGATCTTTAATGACCTGGTAGTGCCCATCACGCCTCGTGAGCTTATCAAGCAGGGTTACCTCGTGCCGACTAATTATTACGCCGGGCACACGATAGACACCTCTAAGCTCAAGACCAGAGCACTACCTACTGGCGGCAGCGACTATGACCCCAAGGCACTGGCAAAGGCTGTTGAGGCCGACACCGTCCTCGAGGGTGACGTCATTGAGAATATCAAGCTGCACGGAAAGGGTAGGCGTGGCATATGCTTCTCGCCATCAATAGAGCAGTCTAAGGCCCTCTGTCGGGCGCTTAACGCCAACGGCATCACTGCTGAGCATATATCTGGATACACGCCAGAGGACGAGCGCATAGCACTCTATGAGGCGCACAAGGCAGGAGACTTTCAGCTCCTGTGTAACTCAATGATTCTCTCGGTCGGATACGATGACCCTGGAGTGTCCTTGCTTTGCTGTATGTACCCGACGAAATCGAAACTGCTGTTTGTGCAGAGAGCAGGCCGTATATGGCGCACTGATGGGGGCGGCAAGACAGATAGCGTCTACTTAGATTTTAGTGGCAATCTTCGCAAGCATGGATTTCCAGAGGACATCGTGCCGGTTAGCCTCGATGATGGAGAGAAGAAGTTCAGGGAAGAGAACCAGGTAAAGAAAGAAGAGAAAGAGCCGAAAATGAACACCTGCCCGCAGTGCAGCACACTGTTTACCGGCAGACGCTGCTTTGGCTGCGGCTATGAGATACCAAAGAATGAGTCTATCTACCACGACGATCAGATCCTACAGAAAGTGGAGAAGGTTACGATGGAAGACAAGACCCGGTTCTATCAAGAGCTGCTCGGGTACAGTCTTGACCAGGGATACAACGAAGGTTGGGCAGCATATACCTACAAGGAAAAATACAAGGTCTGGCCTAGAGGCATAGACAAGATACCAAGAAAGCCTAAGAGCGATGACGTGCTCGGCTTCATTAAGCATAAGATGATTAGGAGGGCACATGCTCGCAGAAATTCTGGACAGGCTTGATAAGGTCCGCAAGTCAGGTGACAAATATACGGCATGTTGCCCAGTGCATGGTGACAAAAATCCGTCAATGTCTATTGTAGAGAAGGAAGGTAAGGTCTTGGCTCACTGCCATTCGTGTGGAGCCAACGGTCGTTCTCTTGTAGAAGCTATAGGGTTGCCGATAGACGTGCTATTCTCCGAAAAACGAGAGATGCTGCACGATCCTCACTGGATGCTCAAGAAGACCAGGGACGCAGACGATGGCCTTATCATGATAGCCAAGGCGGCTTTAGAGCGCGGTGAGCGAATGAAGTACAGCGACCGTAAGAACCTTAAGGTAGTGCTCGCTAGACGAGACGAGAGAAAGCGTAAGGGCATAGATCAGATAGACAACTCTGATTGGAACCCGCTTAAAGAGCAGGCATATGGATTTTAGAAGAAGAGAGACACCAGTATTTGTTGACAAGCGATCAGTGCAAAAGCAGCTAGATCAAGAAGTTATGCAATTTCTAGCAAATGGTGGTAAGATTGAGAAGATACCAACAGGTATATGTGCCGGGCATAGCCAAGTAAGCAGGCACTCGAGGCAGGTAAATCCTGCGGCAGATCCTAAGCACGGTGACTTATATGGGTAAGGGTTCAGGCAGACGGCCTCTCAAGATAGACAAGGACAAGTTCGAGTCTAACTGGGACCAGATATTCGGCAAGGGCAAACAGGAGACTGAGTCATGTACGGAAAAGGCAAAAAGCGAAAGCCAAAAGGCAAGTAGCGTAGAACCACCGAAATGATAGTAATCGACGAAGGCAAGCCAATACCGCTGACCAGGGACGAGATCAAAGACGTCCTACGCAGCAAAGGCTACCCTGTCGATAGAGAAACCTACTTTGACGAGATCGTTAAGATAGTTCGTCACCTAGAACGCCACTACGGAATAAGACTATGACCGCAGGACGCCCATCTAAGCTGACCGACGCTCTAATAGAGCAGGCAGGTAGATACGCATCAAAAGAGTATTTATTGCATGGTGAAGTGATCCCAACCATTGAGGGATTGTCTGTGTATCTAAATGTATCAAGGAAGACACTATACAATTGGAAGGCCGAAAACGAAGAATTTTTACACATTTTGGACGACCTAATGGCAAGGCAAGCCAAGGAGCTGTTCTCTAACGGTCTCACAGGCGATTTTAACCCGACTATCACCAAGCTGATACTGACTAAGCACGGCTACTCAGATCGCGTTGAGCAGGACGTGACAAGCTCTGACGGCGCATTGGCTCCGACCAGTATTGTACTGCGTGGAGTGCGGGCAGATGACAGCAGCGACGATTGATATCCCCGACAAGCTAGTGCCTGTGTTTGAGGGCAAGGCTAGATACCGTGGCGCCTATGGTGGCCGTGGATCAGGCAAGACTCGCACCTTCGCTCTAATGACAGCTCTAAGGGGTTACCAGGAAGGCAAGGCGGGCAGGGCAGGTATCATCCTCTGCGGTCGTGAGCACCTCAACTCTCTCAGTGAGTCATCCCTCGAGGAGATTAAGGCAGCTATCAGCTCTGTGTCGTTCCTGGCTGATTACTACGAGATCGGTGAGCGGTATATCCGCAGCAAGGACGGCAGGATCAACTACGCATTCGCCGGCCTCCGCACTAACGTAGACTCTCTCAAATCTAAGTCACGCCTACTACTGGCTTGGGTAGACGAGGCAGAGAGCGTTACAGAAACAGCCTGGCAGAAGCTCATACCGTCGGTCCGAGAGCACGACTCAGAGATCTGGGTGACGTGGAACCCGGAGAGCAAGAACTCAGCAACGCACAAACGATTCCGTGAGGACCCGCCAAAGGACGCCAAGATCGCTGAACTCCAGTGGTCTGACAATCCGTGGTTCCCTGATGTACTAGAGCAGGCAAGGCTAGAGGACCTAGAGAAGCGCCCAGACATCTATCAGCACGTCTGGGAGGGCGACTACCGCATCCACGTTGAGGGCAGCTACTACGCTCTAGAGATGCTACAGGCTAAGACAGAAGGCAGGCTCTGCGCTGTGCCCTACGACAAGTCTACTGCTGTGGTGACCTCTTGGGACCTTGGTATGGCCGACACGACCGTGATCTGGTTCGCGCAGTATATCGGCAAAGAGATCCGAATCATTGACTATTACGAGAACTCTGGCTGCGCCCTAGATCACTATGTGCAGATGCTCCAGGGCAAAGGCTACACCTACGACCAACATATCCTGCCGCACGACGTCCGGGTCAAGGAGCTAGGCACTGGCAAGTCTAGGCTAGAGGTATTGCAGTCTCTAGGCCTTAGCAACGTCATAGTAGCGCCTATGCTCAGCATTGAGGACGGTATACAGCAGGTCCGCTCAATGATCCCGCAGTGTTGGTTTGACCAGGAGAAGTGCGAGCGTGGCATTGACGCTCTAAGGCAGTACCGCAGGGATTGGGACGAGAACGGTAAGCACTGGCGTGGCAGACCTCTACACGATTGGACCTCACACGCATCTGACTCCTTCCGCTACCTGGCAGTGGGCTACAAGCCTACACACGTCTGGGGAGCACCTATCCGTCGCAACATCCGAGGGATCGCTTAGTCTGTGTTATACTCATGTTATCGGCACATGAGGACATAACATGGCAGGCACAGGCAAGGCTGTAAAAGGCCTCTTGAACTTCCTACATAATACAAGCCCAGAAGCTATAGCTAGATATGAGCAGCTCGGCGGCATACCTGCGCCTTCAATCGGCGTAACCAAGCAAGATATTCCATTTGAGAATTTCGGCGATATTACACTTGTTGGAAGGCCAGAGCTTTTAGCTCCAGAGGCTAACAAAGCCAACGCGATGTGGTCTAGCGATGCTTACACCGTTAGGTCACCTAGACCGTTTAGGCTTCCAACCAAAGGAGCCGCTGAAAAATTTGCAGACGATTACAAGGATATAGGGCCTGTTTATAGAGCGGAAGCCGAGTATGCTTTGTCTGAGCTTTCTCGTAAAAATCCGAGCGGCTCTCCTTCATCGCTTCAAAACAACTTTGATAATTTCTTTTTTTCAGAAGGTGCAATTAGAAAGTTTGGCAAAGATGTAGGATTAGATATACCTGAAGGCATCAAATTAAGTGAGGTAAGGCAGTTTAGGGAGTCAAACAGGGAAGCATTTGATTCATGGAAAGATAAGGAGATGGATAAATATCTTGATCCTGATTTGTACTTTGATGCCTCTTCAAAAAAATCTAGAAATGTAAACATTAAGCCTTTTACAAACGAAAACATTGTCTCTTACATGAAAAAGAGCACTGGTTCTGGTACTGAGGATACTTCAACTTTTGGAGCTGGGAAAATAAGAGCTTCATTGCAGCCAAGATTAAACACTTTAGAAGAAGCAAGGCAGGCAAAGGGACTCTTATCTACTGAGACGCTTGAGTCAAATACAGGCAATGACAATTTACTTCTTGATCTTCAGGACTCTCTTCAGCAGTTTTATTCATGGCCTGACTCTTCTTGGCAAATGAGGGATGACGTTGGAGCAGCTATAGCTAACTCCGGAAGGCTTGGAATGAGGCAATCTCTTGAGAGAGAGGGGTTTAAGGACGTTCCTGAAAACATCGTTTCTGAGCTTGAGTCATTTGCGTCTAATTTAACATCTTCTCCAACTCAGTATTTTGAATCTAAGCCTATGAGGCCTGTTGATCTTGGTGAGTTTGGCGGCGCAATAGTGCCGATTGATACCCCAGATTCGACTATAAACATTCTTCAATCAAAAGGCATTCCTGTAGAAAGATATGCTTCTCCAGAGGAAAGGTTGGCTGCTAGATCTAAATTTGAGGGTACTGCATTTGTAAGACCAGAGGCGGGACTTATGGCTGCAATGGTCGCAGCAGATAGCCAAGGGGCGGGTGATCCTATGGATTACTTGCAGGCTCAATCGGCAGCGCGTCACAACCAAGAGGTTGATGCTAGAATGCGAGCTATCGGCATGGACCCAAGACCAGAGCCCGGCTACGAGTACGGCGATATTCTACCGTTCCGAAGAGACATTGAGACAGGGGAAAGAGAACTAGCAGCGCCATCATTTATACGCGATGCTGTCAGAGGCCTTCTTGATCTGTCATCTACGCCAAAGACCAAGGTGTACAATCCGCAGTCTATATTCGACGTGATGATGTAAACAGGACACAATCATGGCAATCACAACATACACAGAGCTGAAGTCTACAATAGCTGACTTCCTCAACCGGGACGATCTAACGGCGATCATCCCTACGTTCATCTCTCTGGCAGAGGCTCAGATGGAGCGTGAGGTGCGTCACTACAAGATGCAGAAGCGGTCCGAGGGTCAGATAGACACCAGGTACTCGCAGCTACCGGCAGACTTCCTCGAGCCTGTTCGCTTTCACCTAGACGACGGCAAGTCATCAAGGCTAGAGCTGCTATCGCTAGACGACATGCTGCAATACCGCATGGACACTAACGACGCCCAGGGCAAGCCACGCTACTACGCTGTGTCAGGTGAGGCTATAGAGGTCTATCCTACGCCCGATACTACCTATAGCGGAGAGCTACTGTACTACGCAGAGCTAGAACAGCTATCAGACTCTAACGCCTCCAACTGGCTGCTAGAGATGTCACCGGATGCCTACCTGTACGGATCGCTGACTCAGTCTGCCCCATACTTGAAGGACGACGCCCGAATGCAGGTCTGGAGTGTGTTATACTCTGGTGCTGTAGCAGGAACTAATTTGCAGAGCGATAAAGCCAAGTCTGGCGGCTCTGGTTTACGATTAAAGATCAGGAGCTATTAGATGAGCTTTACTAACTCGTTCGAGACAGACGTCCTCAACTGGGGACTAACAGCAGGTTCAGTTACACGCCCTACAGCGTGGTATATCGGCCTCTTTACATCTGACCCTACTGACACTGGCGCTGCCGGTACAGAGGTCACAGGCGGCTCCTACGCTCGCACAGCGGCCACGTTCACCGTAACAGGTGATACCGCAAGTAACAGTGGCGCGGTAGAGTTTCCTGCTGCTACTGCGGATTGGGGCACGGTGAGCCACATTGGCGTATTCACTGCCTCTAGCGGCGGCACTATGCTAGTCCATGCGGTCCTCACGACTGCCAAGGCTATTGCCACAGGGGACGTCTTCCGTATCCCTACTGGTGATCTGGACATCACGCTAGACTAATGGCGCTGAGAGCCGGTTACGGCACTGGTCCATACAACGTAGCAAGGTATGGCTATCCGCAGGTATATGAGTCCTCCGTAGCAGACAGCTCGGCGGCCTCTGTTACCGTGTCTGGGTCCTATGTCTTCCAGGTGTCTGCCTCTACTACTGCGACGTCTACTGGCACATCAAGGCTAGTAAGGCGTCGTCTAGGCTACGGCACTGGACCGTACAGCGAGGCCCGCTACGGCTACCCAGAGATCTGGGAGGGCGCATCTGCTGTCTCTGTGACCTCAAGCGTTACACAGGCTGACTACGAGCGCATCAAGAATGCAGTAGTAGCAGACTCGTCTACCTCTAGCACATCAATGGTAGGCGTCCGGGTAAGGCTAGGTGATATAGCAGACACGAGCACTGCAACAGGCACGGCTCAGGCATTCCTAGCAATCGTGGGAGAAGCAGCAGGCAGCGCCACGTCTTCAGTAGCAATAAACTATGTTAGAATTAGACCATTCGCTGCTAGTGATAACGCCGGGTCAGACGTCGGCACGTTCGCTAGGTACAAATGGATAGAGCAAATTAATGCGTCCGAGACTTGGACGGAATCTGATTACCGAGGTGACTAACGATGGCTGATACAACCACCACAACCTATGGCTTAACTAAACCCGAGGTCGGTGCATCTGACGACACCTGGGGCACTAAGCTCAATACTGACCTAGACTTGCTAGACGATCTGCTAGATGGCACTACGGCCATTGCGCCTAACCTGTCTACGCTTAAGATTGCCGGTACTGCGGTAACCTCTACTGCCGCAGAGCTAAACATTCTAGACGGTGCTACCGTCACTACGGCAGAGCTGAACATTCTTGATGGTGTCACCTCAACTGCCACAGAGCTTAACCTGTTAGACGGAGTCACAGCCCTAGTCACAGCGACTAGCACTGACACGTTTACCAACAAGACCATCCGAGACACTGTCTACGCTCTGTCAGGCACAGCCTTTGACGCTACCAACGGCGCAGTACAGACCAAGACTCTCTCGACTAACACGACCTTCACAGACTCGCTAAGCTCTGGTGACGCTATTGTCCTACAGCTCGAAGCAGGTGCTAGTTACACAGTAACGTGGCCCACAATGCAGTGGGTGACTTCTGGCGGCAATGTCGCTCCTACGCTGACTGCTAAGGACACACTGGTGTTCTGGAAAGTCTCCTCCGTACTCTACGGTGCTTACACTGGCAGCTACGTTTAGGAGTAACGCATGAGCAAATTAACTAAAGCTCTAACAGCTGCTGCGGGTAATGCAGGTGGCACTCTCGGGTACGTTGAGGATGTCTTCTCGACTTATTTGTATACTGGTACTGGAGCGGCAGGACAGAACATCGTAAACGGCATTGATCTTTCTACAGAAGGTGGGTTGGTATGGTGCAAATCAAGATCAACTTCCGATAATAACTGTTTATATGATACTGAAAGAGGCGCTGGGGCGGTGTTGCGCTCAAATACTACTGCGGCACAACAAATAAATACAGGAACAGCCTTATCGTTTAATACAAATGGGTTTTTTACGGGCGCTAATTATGCTGGGTCAGAAAACGATACGGGTCAAAGCATTGCCTCATGGACATTCCGCAAGGCTGAGAAGTTCTTTGATGTTGTGACTTATACTGGGAATGGCGTTGCAGGGCGTGAGATAGCCCATAATCTTGGCGCTGTACCGGGAATGATTATAGTAAAGCAATATCAAGCAGGTGAAGCTCGTCCTTGGTCTATATATCACCGTGGTATAGATGCTTCAGCACCAGAAGATTACCGTATATCTTTTACAACAGGCGCAAGAGCAGATGATTCGGGTCAGTGGAATGACACTGCTCCTACTGACTCTGTGTTTACATTAGGAACTAGTACTTACGTTAACAATCCTGGAGAATCCTACGTAGCCTACCTATTCGCCTCAGACGCAGGAGGCTTTGGAGACGATGGCAGCGAGAATATTATTAAGTGTGGGAGTTATACTGGTAATGGCAGCACACAAGAAATAAACCTTGGCTGGGAAGCACAGTTTGTAATTATTAAGTCATCTTCTAACGCTGATAACTGGGATATGTTTGATGTAATGAGAGGTATGACTGTAGGCGGTAATGATGAATCTCTAGATGCAAACAGAAGCAATCCATCAGTAACAGATACTGATTTTTTAGAGCCATATGCTAATGGATTTAGGCTAACGAGCGGAAACGTAGCTACTAACTATTCTAGTCGCGACTACATCTACATAGCCATCCGCAGACCAATGAAGACTCCTGAGTCTGGGACTGAGGTTTTTATGGCAGACACTAGAGCAAGCTCAGGCGGTACGCTAGCAGAGTTTATCAGTGGCTTCCCTGTGGATATGTATCTTCGCTATTTATTATCTGCTTCTTTTGAAAACAGGGCACACACTCGCCTTTTAGGAGAAACAAAACTTATTACAAACACCACGGCAGCAGAAGTAGCAGATACCACAGTGTCTTTTGATTCCAATGTCGGAGCAGGGCCATCTGGAGAGTCAGCTAATACCTCTGTTTTTGCTCATATGTTCAAACGCGCCACAGGCTTCTTTGATATGGTGGCTTATACTGGGAATGGTAGTGAAGGCTATCAAGTAAATCATAATCTTGGTGTAATCCCAGAATTAATTATTATTAAAAGACGAAATAACGCAAGCGCAGTAGGATGGTTTGTAGGCACTGAATTTTCCGCAACAAATTTTACTCAAGCCAAATTAAATTTAAACAATGCTGCGTCAAATTCTTTAGCATATACTACTTCATCAATTTTTAAAGCTCAGCCTACCACAACAAACTTTACGCTTGGGAATTATCAAGACGTAAATAATAGCTCTGGTGATACATACATAGCCTACCTCTTCGCCACACTAGCAGGAGTAAGCAAAGTAGGCAGCTACACAGGTACAGGTTCAGACTTAAACGTAGACTGTGGCTTCTCGGCAGGTGCTAGATTCATACTTATCAAGCGTACAGACTCTACTGGCGATTGGTACGTCTATGACAGCGTAAGAGGCATTGTTGCAGGTAACGATCCGTATCTCTTATTGAACTCTACAGCAGCCGAAGTCACTAACACAGATTACATTGACCCACTATCGAGTGGCTTTACAGTAACATCATCTGCTCCTGCTGCGCTTAACGCCAGTGGCGGCACATACATCTTCTTAGCGATAGCATAGGTGACATAATGGAATATCGTATTCAATCAACTGGCGAAGTCAAAACTCAAGGCGAAGTCAGAAGAATGCACAGCAACACATCACTGCCACGAGTGTGGGACGCTAACGTCTGCTCTGCTCTTGGCATAGACCCTGTACTGGCAGCTCCAAAGCCAGAAGTGACAGGCTACACACAAGCCATCCGTAACGGTGCTACACAGGACACTAAAGGCAACTGGGTACAAGCGTGGTCAGTAGTAGATATGTTTGCTGACACTACAGAGGACGGCGTAACCACGACCAAGGCTGAGCATGAGGCGGCTTATCAGGCTGATCTGGATGCTAAGGCTGCGGCAAGTGTCCGAACTACTCGTGATGCTAAGCTTGCTGAGACTGACTGGACAGCCCTCACTGATGTTACGATGGCGGCTGAGATGGCTACTTACCGTCAAGCTCTGCGGGATATAACAGACCACGCAAACTTCCCGAACCTGGAAGACTCTGACTGGCCGGTAGCACCTTAAGGAGCACACCATGCCGTTGACTCCCCTGGACATACCGGCGGGCATCTACCGCAATGGCACGGACCTTCAATCATCGAACAGGTGGCGTGATGCTAACCTGATTCGGTGGATTGACGGAACCATGCGACCTGTGGGTGGATGGCGTCTAAAGAGCGACAACGCTGCGGATAACGCTATCCGTGGCATGTTGACGTGGAAGGATAACTCTAACAGCCGTTACATTGCCGGTGGTTCGTACAGCTCTCTCTACGCCTGGAATCAGGGCGGTGTGCGTTACGACATCACGCCTGCCGGGTTTACTGCGGGCAGGGAGACTGCGTCTGCTTTTACTGGCTATGGCGCAGCTAGCTACGGCTACGAGACCTACGGCACAGAGCGCCTAGACAATCAAACCATTCTTCCTGCTACTACCTGGTCATTAGACAACTGGGGCGAGTACCTCGTCGGCTGCACCAGGGACGACGGCAAGGTCTACGAGTGGCAACTGAACTCTGGGACCCCTGCTGCGGTAGTGGCTAACGCACCCACAAGCAACATCGCACTAATGGTCTCTGAGGAGCGGTTCCTGTTCTGTTTAGGCGCAGGCGGCAATCCTCGTCTGGTGCAATGGTCCGATAAGGAAGACAACACTACCTGGACGCCATCTGCTACCAACGAGGCAGGTGACCTAGAGCTACAGACTGCCGGTGAGATCATGTGCGGCATCCGGGTTCGTGGTCAGTCACTAATCCTGACTAACATCGATGCACACGTCGCAAGCTACCAGGGGCCTCCTTACGTCTACGGTATAGAGCGCGTTGGGACGTCTTGCGGCATCGTATCTCAGAAGGCAGTCGCTACAACTGACCTGGGTGCTATGTGGATGGGTCGCAGAGCATTCTTTAGCTACGCCGGTGGATCAGTATCCAAGGTGCAGTCTGACGTCTCTGACTACGTTTTCTCAGATATTAACGTCTCGCAGCAGTCTAAGGCATTCGCAGTGACGAACTCTCGCTACGGAGAGATCTGGTGGTTCTATCCGTCTGGTGCATCGAACGAGTGTGACCGCTATGTGGTCTACAACTTTGTAGAGCAGACCTGGTCAATCGGGTCCCTAGCTAGAACCTCTGGAGTGGATCACGGCGCATTCCGTCACCCAATATGGGCAGACGCTGACGACAACAAGATCTACGAGCACGAGGTCGGACTGTCCTACGGCAGCCTGTCACCGTTCGCTGAGAGCGGCCCTATCATGATCGGCACTGGAGACCAGATAGCCTCTGTGGTTGAGATGATCCCAGACGAGCGCACAGCCGGTGACGTTACGGCTACCTTTAAGACTAGGTTCTACCCCAATGACGTAGAGCGAGAGTACGGTCCTTACCCTATGGCTGCTCCTACTAGCCTGCGATTCACTGGAAGGCAGCTACGCATCCGTGTAGAGGGTGAGAGGCTCTCAGATTGGCGCGTAGGCATCAATCGCTTAGATATAGTGGCGGGAGGTAGGCGTTGAGTGAACAGCTCCCACAGCCCTCTGGTGGCGCTTGGCAGACGTGGGCTAATCGCCTGCTGCAACACCTGAGAAGAACTCGAAACTTGCTCGGTTACAAGATAAGCGACGAGCGGGCTACTGAGGACGGCCTGATCATGTGGGACACGACCTACCAGTGGCCTACTGTTTCAAAAAACGGAGTTTGGAGACAGATAGTCTTAGCGGACGGTGAGGCCAACTTTGTCAAAACGACTAGCGTCACCGCTGCGGCTGCTAATACTGCCTATCCAATCACGTTTGATACGCCTGTAGGCAATCATGGTATTAGCCAGGGAACGCCTGCCTCTAGAATCGTGTTTGAAGAGGGTGGTCATTATTCGTTATCATTCAGCGCACAGATAGCATCTACTTCAGGCAGCACTGTTGATTTTTGGTTCTGGCCTGTGATTAACGGTGTAGTAATTGACGGCAGCTACTCTATCAAGGCCGGTCTTCACCAGAACAATGCGACCACTGTGGTGTCTCGCACGTCAAACTTTGATATTACTGCTAGCGACTATCTAGAGGTGTACTGGGCTGTAAGTAGCACAAACGGATCTCTTGCGGTTCAGCCCGCTACGGCATTTGCACCGAGCACCCCTTCCGTAACTTTAGCTATAACGAGGCTACATGGTTGACGAGTTTGTTAGATGCTCTAAGTGGATTGAGGACGCGCTAGCCTATGGCGGTGGCACTCACGACCTACAGGACGTATTTGATGGTATACTTGAGGGGAAAATGCAGCTCTGGCCTGCAGAGCGCGGCTGTATTGTTACGGAGATAGCGATATTCCCAAGGAAGCGCGTTCTACATATATTCCTCGCAGGCGGGGAGCTAGACCAGATAACAGACATGCACGAGGACGTCACAGCGTGGGCCAAGTCACAGAACTGCAGCGCACTGACACTCTCGGGCAGACCAGGATGGAAGAAGGCGCTAGCACCGTTCGGGTGGTCGCCTACACTACTGACACTAAGTAAGGAAATTTAATATGAGCGGTGGCAAAGGCGGTTCAACTACAAGCGAAGTCGATATTCCACAATGGATGGAAGATGCGGCTAGGGCAAACCTTGAGCAAGGTAAGGAAGTAAGCAAGATTGGCTACACTCCCTACTACGGCCCAGACGTTGCGGCATTTAACCCAACTCAAGTAGCTAACATGCAATCAACTAATGACTTTGCCTCAACTTTTGGCTTAGGTCCTCAAGTGGATGTTGCTGCATCACTGCCGCAAGCGACTACTTATGAGGGAGGCATACAAGGCCTGTCATCTGGGGGTTTGTACGATCAAGCCGTAGCAGAGCTTGCTGCGCGTCGTCCTGGTCAGGCTGCTCTTATTAATAAGCAGTTCATTGACCCATACGGATCAGCGCAGTCAGTAAATGCTGATTATAACCCTAGTGAGTTTAATGTTAACGCCTACATGAACGCACCAGGCAACAAAGATATCTTGCAAGATTATTACGCAAACAGAGACGCTTTAATTGCGGGCGGTGACCCGGCATTTAGAACACCTGAAGGCTTTGCTAGACGTCATTATGAGACAACCGGAAGATTTGAGAACCGACCTTTAGGTTAGCGGGAGTAGGTTATGGCAGGCGCAACTGGCGGCGTACAAGCTGCACTGAATAAACAAAACCAAACACCTACTATGGTTCAGGCTAACACGCCTCAATCTGTAAAGCAGTTTGGCAACCCTGTAGTAGATGGGGCGGGTAGTGCTGCTCAAACAATTATGAAGGCTGTCGGTCAAGGCGCTGCAGGTCAAGCGGCTGCAATGAACTACAACCCGATAAATATTCAAGCGGCTCAGATTGGCTCGCAAGGATATAACGCTGCTCAAGCAGCTGCTCAAACAGCAGGGTCTCAAGGCTACACGGCAGGAGGCTACACTGCGGCAGACGCAGCAGCTCAGCAAGCGTCGGCTCAAGGCTACAATGCTCAAAACGCAGCAGCTCAAGGCTATACAGCTCAAGGATATACAGCTCAAAATGCGGCAGCACAAGGGTATACAGCTCAGCAAGCAGCAGCAGAACGAGCGGCAGCAGAGAGAGCTACCGCACAGGGCTATGACGCAGAGCGTATTGCCGGTGTTGGTCCTGTAACCTCAGAGCGAGTGCAAGCAGGGCAATTAGCAGGCACTAGCCTAGACCCCTACTTTAATCCTTACGAAAACCAAGTAGTACAGCAGTCTCTATCTGACCTCGAGCGTCAGCGATTGATGCAGCAGAATCTAGGTGGTGCTCAGGCTCAGGCAGCAGGTGCGTTTGGTGGTTCACGCCAGGGTATTGCAGAGGCTGAGACTAATCGAGCCTTCGCAGAGCAGGCAGCTCGCACAGCGGCAGGATTGCGTCAGGCAGGCTTCACACAGGCTCAGCAGGCAGCGCAGCAGGACATCGCTACACGCATGCAGGCGGGCCTTGCTAATCAAGCCACAGGCCTACAGGCAGCTACAACAACTGCGAACCTCGGTCAGCAAGCTCAGATGGCTAACCAAGCAGCAGGAAATCAGGCTGCTCAATTTGGCGCCCAAGCGCAGAACGTAGCGGGCCTACAAAACGCGCAGCTAGGAACTCAAGCAGCATTACAGAATGCTCAGCTAGGAACTCAGACAAATCTATCTAATATGGCAGCCCAGAATCAAGCGGCTCAATTCGGTGCTCAGGCTCAAAATGTTGCAGCCTTGCAGAATGCAGCACAGCAGAACGCAGCGGCTCAGTTTAGTGCTCAGGCTCAAAATCAGGCAGGTCAGTTCGGTGCTCAGGCGCAAAACGTAGCGGCATTGCAGAACGCAGCGGCTCAAAATCAAGCATCGCAATTTGGTGCTCAAGCGCAGAATGTCGCAGGTCTCCAGAATGCTCAGCTAGGCACCCAAGCAGCACTTCAGAACGCAGCACAGCAGAACGCAGCGGCGCAGTTCGGTGCCCAAGCAGGCAACGTAGCGTCTCAGTTCGGCGCACAGGCGGGCAACACTGCCGCACTGCAAAACGCTCAGCTAGGCACACAGACCAACATTGCAAACATGGGTGCTTTAAACCAAGCGGGTCAGTTCGGTGCAGCAGCATCTAATCAGGCAGCTATAGCAAACCAGAACGCCATGATGCAGGCGCAGCAGTCTAATCAGCAGGCCGGTATACAAGGCGCAGGATTACGACTTAACGCTGCCGGTAACTTAGCTCAGACAGGCAACCTTGGCTTCGGTATGGCTACTGATATAATGGACCGACAAGCTCAGGCAGGCCTACAGCAGCAGTTACAGCAGCAAGCACTAATTGAGGCAGCTAAGGCTCAGTACGGAGGCTACACAGGCTCACCTCAGCAAGCACTACAGACTCAGCTAGGCGCTTATGGTGGATCTCAGACCGGGCAGCAGACTCAGACCAATACTAAGCAGCCAGGCTTGTTTGATTGGATGCAAGCCGGCGCATCAATATTCGGATAAGGAGTAGATATGCCTAATATGCCTAGTTACGTTCAATCTCAAATGCAGCAGATGCAGCCTACGCAGTATCGGACAGCGCAAATGATGCCTCAGCAGCAGGTACAGTCTATGGCAACTATGCCACCTAGATCTGCTGAAGAGGAGGAAGAGCGTCGCATGCGAATGAAAATGTCCGGGCTAGATCCTGACAACATTGCCGACCGAATGAGGTTTATGGGGCAGAACATAAGCTCCCTTCCTGCTCGAGCTATGGAGATGCCAGGTAACGTCGCTCAGGGCGCAAAAGAGGCCGGTAGAGGCCTTTTAGACTTATTCAAGTAGAGAGAGAATCATGGCCGGTTTATTAGACGACTACAGAGAGTTAATGCGACAGCAGCAGGCAGGCTCGCAAGGTATGCAGCCTAATCTACCTAGCGCTATGGGTCAGATGCCTGATATGTCTGCGCTCAATCAAGCAGGCAACCTAGCTAGACTTAACCAGGCAGCCAACCAAGCACCTCCTCCGCAGCAGCCTCGCAGCTTCGGTGATCGTGCTATGGGCATCCTCGGCGCTATAGGTGGCGGAATCAAGAAGCGTGTTCAGGACCCGAACTTTGCTGATCGTCTGGTAATTGGTTTGGGCGGCATGACCATGAACCCTAATCAGGCTCTCATGCAGCAGGCAGCCGCTAACATAGAACAGCGTCGCAAGACTGATCTATTAAGCGCAGAGGCTAATAAGACTATTCAATACCTGAGAAGCAGAAACCGAGACGATCTCGCTAAGATGGTTGAGTCACAGCCGAGCACTGCAAGAGCCGTTCTCGAGGAATACCTAAAGGCAGAGATTCGTCCAGGCGCAGGCACTAAGACTAGTGCTCCAGAAGTAGATCCTGTAACTGGGCAGCGGTATGTTGTGGCGACTGATCCCAATACAGGCAGAGTGTACAGAGAAAATGTTGAGGGAGCTATAGCCCTTACCCCTGCTGAAGAGCAGCAAATGGAGATAGATAGAGAAATAAGACTTGCAGATAGAGAGCAGGCTCAACAGATTGGGTTCTCAGCATTCCAAAGAGCGGATCAACTGGGTGAAAGCATTGGCAGTCTATACACAGCCTACAATGCGATTGATCAGGGTGCAGAGTCTGGCATGTTCAGAAGCATGCTTCCTGCGTTTGATGCTTCCACGGCTCAACTCAGAACTGTTGCTAGTCAGCTAGGTATTGACGTGATCAACTCTGCCACATTCGGTGCGCTTAGCGAGAAAGAGTTACAGCTAGCCCTTGCTACAGAACTTGATCTAAGCCTGCCGCCTACGGAGCTGAGAAAGCAGATTGAAGATAGGATTCGAGCGAAGGATAAGCTTCGCGTAGAGCTTATTAAGGCTGCAAGAGAGTTAACTAGCGGCAACATGACCTACTCTCAATTCATCAAGCAATACCAAGCTCTGCCTATGGCTCCTCCTCCGGGGGTGCCTTTACAGGTCTGGGGCGCGATGACTAATGAACAGAAACAGGAATTCATGCAGGCGGGTAACTAATGGCAGAAGAATTAACAGAAGCTCAGAAGGCGATTCTTGCTCGAGTTCAGTCTAGCATGACTCAAAGCCCTAGCATCTACCCAGAAGGTCCTGGCTCTATAGCTAGGCCTCCTGCACAGTCTCAGATGGGTCGCATGGGTCTTCAGGGCATGACGTTTGGCTTTGGCGATGAGATTGAGGCAGCTATCAGGTCAATGGTTCCTGGCGGTGCTACCTACGAGGTAGAGAGAGACAAGATACGCCAAGAGCTAGCTCAGTACCAAGCAGAGAACCCTGGCAAGGCGATTACAATGGAGATTCTAGGATCTCTAGCAACCAACGCAGGGGCAGGCGTATTTAATAAGGTGCGAGGCGCTATCTCTAGTGGGAAGACCGTTCCTGCTATTCGTGACGTCGCCAAGGTTGGCGCTTTTGAGGGTGGTCTTTACGGACTAGGAACCTCTGAGGCAGAAAATCTTCCCGGCATGGCTTTAGATACCGGCACAGGGACGCTAATTGGTGCTGCTGTTCCTGCGGGTCTAACAGGTGCAGTAAGAGCAGGTGGCGGCCTATTCCGTAGCGTTGCTGACTACGCTAGAGAGAAATTTGGCAACAGAGCCTCTAACGCCGTTCAAGCTGAGATAATGAGAATCATTGAAGCTACCGACAAGTCAGCCGACGAGATAGTCCAAGACATCATTGACGGCAGGATTATATCCGACAACGCGACTCTTTTACCTGTCCTTAAGAATTTTGTGGTAGAGGGTGGGCAGTCTGGCGCAGAGGTGCTGAGGCGCGGTACAGAGAGAGCTACGACTACTTCGGCAAGAGCACAAGGAGAGCTAGCGAGATCTTTAACGCCGGGAATGGATCAGAATGTCATCCGTGCAATGCGTCAGACTGACGAGGCTCTAAAAGAGCTAGAAAACAAAGCATATAAGACCGTCTTTGAGCAGGCAGGAGATCTTAGTGGTGACCTGTCAGCACAGCTATTGTCTATCTATCAGAGATACCCTGAGATAGCTACCGATGCCCAAAGGCTATATGGACGCAGAAATTTAGTACCATTATTGGGAACTGCTGACAACGGCGCAGTAGGATTTGCTCGTGCTCCTAACCTCGAAGATGCTGAGATAGCTTATCGCATGGTAAGAGATCTAGGCGGCAAGGAGTTTAGGGAAGGATCGGGCACAATGGGAACTGCTGTTGCAGACGATGCTAGCGTGTTAAAAAACGCAATAGACGCATTCTCTCCTGATCTATCAGCGGCAAGAATGGCTGCAAGCACTAGGCGAGGAATTAGTGAGAATTTCAAGCAAGGCAAATTAGCGCTTGGCAAAGACCCTGACGAGATTCAAGATATTATAGAAGACTTGGCAAACAAGCCAGAGCAGTTACAGGCATACAGAGCCGGTGTTATGGCAGCTATTAGATTTAAAGCCAAAAAGAACAAAACCACTCTAGGCAAAATGGCTAAAGAAGACTCTCAATTTGGAACTATCTTAAGATACATTCTGCCAGAGGAAGACATTGATCGCGTAGCTAGGCAGCTAGATATTGCCGGGCAATCTCAGGAAATAGCATCTAAACTACCTAATACGGCAGGCTCGCCAACTGAACTATTGCGAAGGGAGCGGGCAGCATCTGGAATGAATGTCGGCTTAGAAGAAATGGGCAGGGCTGCTAATTTTGATCTTAGAGCTATTGTAGGCATGGTCTCTAAAATGATTGCTAAAGAGACACCGGGGCTAAGCGATGCGGAGCGGATGGGTGTGGTTAATATTCTTTATTCAGATAATCCATCTCTTGTTATGGATGCTCTAAACAATAAAGACGCACTTGATAGACTGATGGACATGATTTCTAACAGGATATCTCAAGTGGCTCCTGCTGCCAGGCGAGCAACAACTCAGCAGAGCGTAGGCTTACTAAGTGGAATTATGGACGGTAATCAATGAAGCCAAAGCAACTTACAGATGACGAAATCGAGACCATTGTAGCTGACGCTATATCTGACGCAGTGGACTTTGTTGAGAGCGAGATTGCTCCTGAGCGAATTAAAGCTCAGCGCTACTTTGATGGCGAGACAGACCTAGGTTGGGAGAACGGACGCTCGAAGGTTGTTGCTACCAAGGTACGAGATATTGTCCGTGGCATCAAGCCAAGCCTAATGCGTATATTCTTGTCTAACGAAAAGCCTGTGGAGTACATCCCACAAGGACCGGAGGACGTCGCTAGCGCCGACCAAGCAACTGCATACATGCACTGGAAGTTTGGCGAGATAGGCGGTTACAAGGTCCTTAATGACGTATTCCATGACGCACTAGTAAAGAAGAACGGCGTAGCTAAGATCTACTGGGAAGACTATCAGCAGAGCGAAGTGCACACGTTTACAAACCTCTCAGACAACGAGTTCACCTACCTGGTAAGTGACGACAACGTAGAGGTACTGGAGCACTCCGAGACCATTGAGATCAATATTGATCAGATGGGTATGGAAATAGAAGAGAAGTCTCACGACGTTAAGATTGCCTACTACACTGACAAGGGCAAGCTCTGCGTTGAGTCGGTGCCTCCAGAAGAGTTTTTTGTAGACCGCAACGCTCGCAGTCTAGACGACGCCTATGTGGTTGCTCACCGGGCAGAAATGCGTGTCGGTGACGTAGCGGCTATGGGCTTTGACTTTGACGAGATCTCAGAGCTGTCAGGAATATCTGAGACCGACACTCTGGTAGACGAGGAGGACTTCGCACGACGTGGTTACTCTCGTGACCGTTCAGAGGAGGACTACAACGATCCGTCTATGAAGGTGGTCTTGATCACTGAGGCCTATATGCGTGTAGACGTTGAGGGCAACGGTAAGCCGATCCTGCACAAGTTTGTGATGGGCGGTAACAGCTACAAGCTGCTAGATTTTATGCCATGCGACGAGGTTCCGTTTGCTGTGTTTGAGTGCGACCCAGAGCCTCACGCATTCTATGGCCGGTCTGTGGCCGATCTGATTATGGAAGACCAGGACGCCTCTACCTCAATGCTCAGAGGTGTTCTAGACAACGTAGCGCTGACCAACAACCCACGCACGGCTGTGGTTGAAGACATGGTTAACATGGATGACATGCTCAACAACGAGATTGGAGCCATTGTCAGAGTTAAGCAGGCAGGCGCCATCCAAGAGATGAGTGTGCCCTTTGTTGCAGGAACAACCTTGCCCGCTCTGCAGTACATGGACGCTCAGACAGAGCAGAAGACAGGCGTATCTAGGGCATCACTAGGCCTAGACCCAGACGCTCTACAGAACGCAACAGCGACAGCCGTAGCGACTACCATGCAGGCAGGTGCCGGGCAGGTAGAGGTTATTGCTCGCAACTTCGCTGAGGGCGGCATGCGTGAGATGTTTAGGCTCATGTTAGAGCTAGTTATCAAGAACACCGACGCCGAAGAAATGATGCGCCTCAATGGTCAGTTTACGCCTATTGACCCTCGCGTCTGGAATAGCTCAATGGACCTCTCTGTGAACGTAGGACTAGGCACAGGAAGAGACGAGACCAAGGTTGCTGCGTTGAATCAAGCTCTAGGTATGCAGATGCAGATCTGGCAGTCATACGGTCAGCAGAATGGATTGGTTACGCTTACGCAGATTCGCAACACTCTAGGCGACATGCTGCAGCTCTCAGGTGTTCGTAACGTAGACCGCTACTTTGCGCCTATGACGCCAGAGATTGAGCAGATGCTGCAAGAGCGAGCAGAGGCCGCACAACAGGCTCAGGGTGAAGAGCAGACAGATCCTAACGCTGCCTACTTACAGGCTGAGCAAATGAAGGTGCAGGCTAAGCTGCAATCTGATCAGGCTAAGCTCCAGGCTGATTCGCAGTACAAGATGGCACAGTTACAATTTGAGGCTCAGCAGGCCGCAGCAAATGATGACCTGAAGCGTGACCAGATGGATCAGGACCTCCTTGTAGACGCTGCCAAGGTCTATGGGCAGTATGGGACCTCTGTAGACGTAGCTAGGGTCAAATCAGCACAGAACACGCCAAGGGGTGTATAATTGGACATAGTTCATAAGGCTGCTCGCGCTCGAAACCTACTCGCTGACGACACGTTCAAAAGCGTAATGGAAGAGCTAAAAGCAGACCAACTAAGCATTTTTGAGAACTCCGCATCTGCAGATGTGAACTCTCGAGAAGAAGCGCACTCTATATTGAGTGCATTAAAGAAGATCGAGTCTCGACTCCAAGCCTATATAACGGAAGAGAAGATTCTCGACAAACGCAAGTAACCCGAGGTATCAGGACCGTGGAAACGACTGACGATGTGGTAATGGACGGTAGCGTAGACTCCGTCGCCGATAATTTAATATTAAATGACCCGGCAGAAGTGCCAGAGGACGATGACCTGCAGGATGACCCTTCACAGGAATCCAACGACGCAGAGCCAGAGGAGCCTGGAGAGGATCTAGATGAGGATGACTCTGATGAGGATTCTGATCTGGATGAAGATGAAGCGGAAGAGGCTGAAGACGCCGGTTCACAGGAACTTTACACCGTCAAAGTAGATGGCGAGGAACGTGAAGTCACCCTAGAGGACCTCAAGCGGTCATACAGTGGTCAAGCTTACATCAGTAAAGGAATGAATGAGGCTGCTCAGCAAAAGAAAGAAGCGGAGCAAGTTTATCAGGCACTCCTAAACGAGAGGGCGCAAGCGTCAAACTTGTTAAACCAACTGCAATCTGGACAGATCATGCAGGCCCCCATGCCACCTAGCCGGGAGTTATTTAATAACGACCCCATTGGGTACATGGAAGCCAAGATGAACTACGAGGAAGCGGCTGCGGCATACAACAATCAGCAAGCTATGATTGGGCAGATGGAGCAATCGCAGAGTCACCAGATGGAGGCGGCAAGGCAGGTGTATCTGAAAGAGCAGATGCAGCATTTGGCCCAAGCCATACCTGAGTTCAGCGACGCCAAATCGGCAGCTAAACTAAAGGAAGACTTACTAGACTATGGTGCTCGAGTCGGATTTTCCGATTCAGAGATAGCCGAGGTAGTAGATCACCGCGCACTAGTGGTTTTGCAAAAAGCCATGAAATACGATCAGATCGTTAATGGTAAATCCAAAGCCGATCAGAAAGTCAAAGGTGCGAGACCGGTGGTTAAACCTGGGGCCAAGCGAACAGGTCGAACTGGCAAGGCAAAGGCTAGACAAAGTGCGGCTAATCGGATGACTAAAACTGGCAGCATCGACGATGTCGCCAAATTCTTATTAAGCTAACTACTTTAGGTGAACCATTATGGGCGTAACAGCTAACACTAACGAGACCTATGACGTCTCAACCATCCGAGAAGATTTGCAAGAAGCAATGATCTCGATCTCTCCAACTGACACACCAGTGATGTCTGCTATTGGCCGTCGCAACGTGGACAACACTTACTTCGAGTGGGGTGTAGTGTCTCTAGCAGCAGCTAGCACTTCAAACCGTGTAATCGAGGGCGAGTCTGCTCCAGGTAACGATGCACCAACTAACGCTGTCCGTCAGGGCAACTACACGCAGATCTCTGACAAGGTCGTAGAAGTGTCTGACACTGCCAACGCTGTAAACGGCGCAGGCGATGCACAGACTACTGCCAAGCAGATCGCATACAAGCTCAAAGAGCTTAAGCGTGATATGGAAACTATGCTTTGCGACAACGTAGCAGGCTCAGCCGGTGCTTCTGGCACAGCTCGCTCATCTGCGGGCCTCCCTGCGTTCCTCCGCACTAACGCTAATCGTGGAACTAGTGGTGCTGATGGTACTACTTCAGGTTCTGGCGATGCAGGCTACGTTGATGCAGCGGCAACTGACGGCACACAGCGAGCAATCACTGAGGCACTCCTCAAGAGCGTTATTGCTGATTGTTGGACACAAGGCGCTGAGCCTTCAGTCGTAATCTGTGGTCCTTCACAGAAGCAGACTATCTCTGCCTTCACAGGCAACGCTACACGCTTCAAAGAAGCAGAAGACAGCAAGCTGAACGCTGCAATCGACGTCTACATTTCAGACTTCGGTGAGCTACAGATTGTTCCTTCACGCTTTAGCCGCTCACGCGACGTTCTGGTCCTCGACCCTAACTACGCACGAGTAGCATACCTCAAGCCTACTTCACAGAAGCCTCTAGCGCGTACCGGCCATGCCGAGCGTCGTTTGATCTCTGTAGAGTTTGGTCTACAGGTAGACAACGAAGCAGCACACGGCGTTATCGCTGACGTGAGCTAAGTCGGATAGGCCGGGATCTCTTCGGGGGTCTCGGCCTTTTCTATGAGGTAAGCATGGCAACACCAAGAAAGGGTAAGGCCAAAGTAAAGGTCACAGCGTCGGGCAAGAAGGTCAGCTATGGGCAGGCCGGTAAGGCTAGCGATGGTGGGGCTAGAGTTAAACCCGGAACTAGCAAGGGTGACTCATACTGCGCTAGATCTCTCGGGATCAAGAAGCGCTTATCGAAAGCAAAGCAGAACGACCCTAACACGCCTAACAACCTAAGCCGAAAGCGGTGGAAGTGTAGTGGCGCTAAGTCTACAAAGAAATAAGAAGTAACCATATGACAAAAATTATCTGCACTAGCCCACGTCAACCGTGGATAGAAGGTGCTCGCTACCAAGTGGGTGATATTGTTGAAGTCACTCCTGAGATGGTTAAGAAAGTGTTAGAAACAGGATTCTTTGAGGTAGTAGAAGATGTCAATAAACGAGAAGATAACAGCGGAGGACAGCAAGATACAGGTAGTCCGAAGCCAAGACGTAAGCGGAATCCTAAAAGAGATTCATGATTTAAGAGATCACGTCCCTTCGATGCACGGCGATGCCAAAGCACGTTGGGTAGGATCTATCCCCCTAGTCATTGCTGAGCAATGGTCACGCGAGTGCGGTGCATCTATCGGCACTCAAGAGTACGCCAAGTACATCCGTCGCAAGCTGTCAGATCCTGACTACAAGAAGCTTTTGATAAAAGGCTATTAGGCTCTTGTGAATAATGGCGGTTCCAAAACTAAACGACAGATCAGAGATAACGATCAGTATAGTCTGGCTTTTGCAGATTATATCTATAGTGGCTTTTGCTACTTGGGGCTATGCCAGTATTAGCGAGCGGATAGACGTTAATGCTCAGGAGACTAGAAATCTCAAGGGCAATCAGAACAACTATATCTTTCCTGATATAAGAAAACTAGAAAACGAAGTCATAGCATTGCAGAAAGAAGTCTTGATCCTGCAAACCGATCTGAAGTATTACAAAGAAGGTGGTCAATGAGTCTAATAGATTACGCCAAGACTGAGCGCCAACGCGAGGCTATAAAGGCCTGGGAAGACTGCGGGGAAGTGGTTGCCAAAGCGGCGGGTGTCTTGGGTGTTTCTCCGTCTACAGTACGCGACCACATTGGGGCGGTTAAAAACTTTGCGGCTCAGCGTGGCTATTCAGATAATTTCGATGCTAGGCGGTTGGTTCCCGAAGGTGAGATAGTGACGGGCAGATCCATCTATACCACCACAGACGACAACGAGAAAATTTGGCTAAAAACGAAGAGGACTGCCGCAGAGGCTGAGAAGGCAGAAGCCTTTAATGCTTTTGTTGAGCAGCTCTGCAAGGGAGTTATCCCGGTCAAGCGCAAGGCTAAGGGCAAGAAGATCCGCAAAGACGACCTCATGCCTAGCATTATCATAGGAGACGCACACGTTGGGGCACTCGCATTCAAAAAGGAGACAGGTGACAGAGACTTCAATGTCAGCAAGGCCACCCAAGAGATCGACGAGGCTATTTTTACACTCGTTGAGCAGATGCCGGAAGCGAAAAATGGGCTGCTAGTTTCTCTAGGAGATCTGGCGCATTCAGACCGAGCCAACCCATCCACTACCACGAAGGGCACCCTGGTAGACATGTCATGCTCTTACGAGGATCAGCTCAGAGCATGCGCACAGGTTCTAATGAACGGCGTTGAGCAGATGCTCACTAAGTGCGACAACGTGACTCTGGTGGTCGCTAGGGGCAATCATGACGATCACACGAGCCTAGTTATCCAGGTGGTGCTCGAGGTTTACTTTAAGTCTGAGCCAAGAGTAAATGTGCTAAAATCATCTCAATATGTTCATTATGTTAGGTGGAATAAGTGGCTGCTAGGCATACACCACGGCGATAAGATAAAGGCCGCTAAACTTGCCCAGATCATGCCCAGGGACATGCCTAGAGATTGGGGCGAAACTACTCACAGGCAATTCTTGGTGGGCCATTTCCACCACCAGAGTATTCAAGAGTTTGAGGGAGTAACAGTGTCCAAGCACGGTTGTTTGCCCCCACCGGACCGTTGGCACTCAAGCATGGGATATGGTTCAAATCACACGATGGACCTAATCGTTTACAAGGCAGAGGGAGGCAAGCTGATGACTTGCACCTACGAGATCCCTCGAGAGTACGATCAAGCGAATGTGGTGATATAGATGGAAGACCGGCTGACGCGAGTAGAGCTTAAAATAGACAGGCTCAGCGAGACCATGATTTCCCTAGCAAGGGCTGAGGAGCAAATTTCTACAGTGTTTAAGCGTCAGTCAGCCATTGATGACAAGATCACTGCTATAGAGTCAAAGATAGACACTATGGCAATTAATGCAGTCAGCGGCCGGTTCGCTGAGCGTCTTTTCTGGATTGTTGTGGTGGCCGGGATCACGACATGGTTTAACACAATGGGGTAATTATGAAATATCTACTGCTCGTACCTGTTCTATTCTTAGCCAACTGCTCGTCATTGGACATAGTGTCCGATGCGGTTCAGAAGTATTGCGACCTTCCTGCCTCTCAACGCATTGCTAATCGTGAGGCTGTAGCGACCTCTGTGGCTCCTAACCGTATCGAGATCACCTGTGAACAAGAGACTGATCAAGAAGGCGGCTAAGTACGCTCTGAAGGCCTACGACGAGGATATGGACGGAGCTATCAAGATAGAAAACTCCAAGACCTCAACCACGGCATATATCATTGAGCATGCTAGGCATCAATATGTAGTCTTCCGAGGAACACAGCAGGCTAGAGATTGGATCTTTAACCTGACAGCATTCCCCTGGCGCTACAGTGGCCGGTGGGTGCATGGCGGTTTCATGATGGCTCACAGGTCAGTTTGGAAAGAGATCTTATCTAAGCTTGACCCCAAGAAAGAGATTATCTTTGTAGGTCACTCTCTCGGCGGTGCCCTGGCAGAGCTATCAGCTCACTGCTGCCGATTCTTCCCTAACGTGAGGCTGATCACCTTCGGTAAGCCAAACGTCTTCCTGCGGCCCTCAAAGGCCAAGATGAGAGACCTTAAGTCTCAGGTCTCATTCGTTCACGGCTCTGACATGGTGGCTCGAATCCCCTCTATTGGGTTCTGCCCAGACGCAGGCCAAACTATGGTCTACTTCGACAACTGGGGTAAGACTTGGATAAACCCTCCAGAAAAGTACGTCCGAAGAGACAGAGGTATAGGTGATGCGATCAGCGACCACGATATGGCGGGCTATTGCAATCTCACTACTGTTTTCTGCAACAGTTAGCTGCGCCATCACAGAGAACCTCAAGGACGGATACGACCCAGGAGACATCACTAGGGGCGCTGTAAGCGATTTTAAGATGTACTGCGGCAAACCTGTGTCGTATATTAGAAAAGCCGCCAGAACGGCTCTACTGCTGTCTACTGGCATCATTCTCCCTGATCCGTGCATGGTGACCAAATGAGCGATAATGTCGTACAGTTAAACACCACCGACAAGCAGGACGTTTTAGCCGAAAGGATGTACACAGGGCTGCATGAGCTAATTGCAGAACTCCTAGAGGATGGAATGTCTCTCTTCGCTGTAGTCGGTGTCTTAGCCTCTGCTTCTCAAATGCTTTGCCAAGAGATGAACTATTCCTATGATGACGAAGAATAGCCTGCTAATAGACATGCTCAAGCGCCACGAGGGCGAAGTCAAAAAAAATGGCCGTCATGTTGCCTACATGTGCTCGGCGGGTCACTGGACTATCGGAATCGGACGAAACATAGACCCCAACGGCGGCATAGGCCTCAGCGACGAAGAGGTAGACATGCTGCTTGAGGGTGACATCCTCCGGGTCACAAAAGAGCTAAGCGCAGAATACCCCTGGTTCAATAGCCTAGACGATGCGCGAAAAAATGCACTGATAGACATTAGCTTTAATCTTGGGGCTACACGTCTGAGACTGTTTAAGAAGGCACTAGCCGCTATGGAGGTGGCAGACTACAGCCTAGCAGCCGACGAGTTCATGGACTCACGGTGGGCAAAGCAGGTCAGATCTAGGGCTATTGAGTTAACAGAAATGATTCGCAACGGTAAATAAAACTGTTGCGATGAAGTAAACTGATCTATATACTGTCCTCTCCAATAACAAAAGGAGAACGACATGGATTTTAAAGAATTCCCCAAGGCTCAGGCCTTTTCTGACTATCTCTACGGTGAGGGCTTTGATGCCAATCCGTATCCTAAGAACTCTGCTGACTATTTGCAGTACGAGTCTGAAATGAACTCTCTCTACCGCAACGAGCTTAAGACTCGCATGGAGCAACTTAAGGGAGAGCCGTCATGCCTGTAAATATTCACGGTAAGGAATACAAAACTGTAGCAGAGCGCGTCTCAGAGTTTAGAGCAAAGCACCCAGATCTTTCTATTGAGACCGAAATAGTCCGATGGGAAGGTGATGACGTGGTGGTCAAGGCGTCAATCAGCGACAACGGCAAGCTCCTGGCTACTGGCTTAGCTCACGAGGTGCGTGGCTCTACGAATATCAACAAGACGTCGCACGTCGAGAACTGCGAGACTTCAAGTCTTGGAAGGGCGCTTGCGGCGTTTGGATTGGGTGGTACTGAGTACGCGAGTGCGGATGAGGTGGCTAACGCCATATCTCAGCAGAACGAAGCTAAGGCAGGAATATCTCAGAAAGAAGTTTACGAATTACTTATTGAGAACACGGCTACGATGCTAGCCTATGGCGAGTCGGTCATGGCTATCAAGGCGGGCATATCATTGGGCGATCTAAGCTCTGCGTCCGAGGAATGGTTTTCTTTGGATAACGACGTTAAGACTCTGCTATGGAAAGCGCCTAGCAAGGGCGGTCCGTTTAGTACAAAGGAGCGGGAGATTATTCATTCTACCGAATTCCGATTAGCTAACGGGGGTGGAGATGAACCAAAAGCCTAGAGCAGCTACCGCAGGCCTAAGCAA